AGGGTGGCTTTATGACCTTCCAAAACGACCTACAGAGGGGTTTGGAGATAGAGGAAAGGGTCTTGGCTATCCTACGCAAGAAATACCCTTGTGCGACCCTTGTAAACGCTTTTAAGGGGTACGATATTTGGATACCAGAGATAGATAAGGCAGTCGAGGTAAAGTTTGACCCGATGAGCCAAAGAACAGGTAATATCGTTGTAGAGATAGAAATGTATGGGAAAGACTCAGGATTAATGGCTACCCAAGCTGATTACTGGGTTTTCTACGATGGACAGATGTTTGTCATCATGCCGGTCAAGCACATATTTAAGTGCATATTCCTGAGTAAACTACAGTATGTAGAATTTATAGGGGAGGGGGATAGTCAGATCAAAAAGGCTTTCTTAGTGGACAAGAACACTCTTTTTAAGTACGGAAAGATTCTATGAGAGATACAAAGCCATTTCGTCTTTGCGCCTGTTTGTAAGTCCTTTTAATTCTTTACCACCGGCTTTATTCCACTTTAGAAACTCCTCGGCAGCAGAATCAAACTCACCCCTATTGTGTTTCATCCGAAGGGTAGAATTTTGGAGATTACCGAGTCCAACATTGAAGGCGAAAGACACAAGTGCGCCAAACCGACCAGGAGTAAGCCCACTAGGACATAATCGTTGAACTCCGCTTTCAAACCTCGCCAAATCTTTAGCAAGAATTTCATCTACTTCCTCCATCGTTAAAACTCTATCCCATCCGCTAGGAATGGGCAGAGCCTTTCGTTCTGCTAGTGGTACTCTAGCATGGTTAGGATCTATGACATGACCGACACCGACAGTCCAAAGTAATGCAGGGCATTGGTAAGGTTTTACCTTTACCCCCTCGTGGTGCTTAATCATCTCAATTACTTTTTCACTCACACGCATGGACAATTAATAGAAAAGTATAGTTAACAAATGCAGCTAACCCAAGGCAAACACCTACTGGGTAGGTATTAAATAGGTTTATAAATTCACTCATTTCTTAGCAAAGGCTTGCGTACCGAACCAAAAGGCAATAATAGAGGCTAGGATTTGCATCTCGTCTGCATCAAACACCATTGGGATAGCCTCGGCAAACGCTGCACCGCTAGACCAAGCCCACCAGATAGAGGCAATGTCTACAACGATAAGTAATAAAACAAATAGATAGGTAACAACAGGTCGAACAGAAGCTCGTAGGTTGATGATCCATTGGCTTGCACCCTTGCCAATTTCAATATCGTGCTGATACATAGCACCTCTTTCTTGTGCCTGTGTCTGCATCTGGACTTGATCGGTACGAATCTCCTCGATTCTAGCTTGTGCTGCGTAGCCTCTTTCTAGCATCTGGAGTTCTCGTTCCATCTGCATCCGAGCTAGTTCTAGTTCATGAGACTTATCGGATTTATCTTGGAAAAAGTCTAAGAGTTTAGGTAATCCACCCATTAGGAAGGACAAAGCTGTAGAGATGAGTGTAAACATTATTTACCCTTTATGACCCCAAGTAAGATACCAGGCAATGACCGCAGCCAACGCATAACACATCCACATAACTCTACGCACTTCTGCCAAATCTTTTCTAAATTCATTTTCTATTTCCTTTTCTTGTTTTTCAATCTTTGCTTTAATGGTTTCTACTTCTGACCATCGTTTTTGACCATGATGTTTTACAAAGTCTTTCTTGACCTGTTCTTCTTTTATTCTTATATCTTCTTGTTTTTGCCATTGGATCATGGCTCGTTTGAAATACTGCTCTTTTAGGACTTCTGCTTCTCTTATTTGCCTTCTGCGTTCTAAGGCTTTTTGTTGCGCTACAGAAGCTGCTTCTTTTTGGACATCCTCGATAGATGCACCAATAGCTTTGCCTGCCTCTTTGCCTGTCTTTACGCTTTCGCTAAATGACTTTGCACCCTCTAAAAACCCAAATTGATCGGACATAGTTCATAGGCTTAATTTAATTTCAAAACAAGAGAAAGTAGAATAGCAATAATAAATCCAGCAGAACCTATTAGGATCTGCTCTAAGCGTTTTAGCCTGGCATTGATTCCTGTATAGCGTTCAGCACAGACAGCCTCGTGAGCAGACAAGGCTGCCTCGTTTTTGTCTATTGTTGCCATTATTTATCCGATGGGAAAGACATATCCAAAGCAATCAATTGTTCTACAGTCGTAACCGCAGCAATGCTTGTCTCCAACTCTGTAGCCTTAGTTACTACGCTTGCACGATAAGTAGCGACAGAAGTAGGAATATCGACATTGCGTTCTGCTTTACGGATTACCATCCAATCAGTCTGAGCAAGGATAGAACCAGCAGTAGTCTTTACTTGAGAGATAAAGTTAGACTTTAATCCTTTGGTTACTAATCTCTCTGTGCTATCGACCATTGCTGGCTTTCCATCTACTACACCTAATACTTTGACATAGAGAGGATTACCAGCTTCATCTGATTCTTCTTTGTCATTAAGTGCTTTAGGATTGTTGATGTTGCCATCCCAATAGAATCGATCATCCGCACGAACAGCATCCGCTTCCCAGACTAGACCGATAGCAAACTTATCTGCCTCAGATGCTAGGCGAATCCAGTTAGCAGGGTATTGAATGTCGTTGTGTGTAAAAGGTGTATCCAGTTGGATAGTCTTAGTTCCGAGTTTAAAAGGCATAATATTTCCTATCGTGCGTTACTGTATTTAAAGGGGTTTTCTGCTACGGCATAATAAATATATGTAGCACCTGAAGCATTAGATGAAGCCCAATTACCCCTGAACTTAATACCATTGCTCAGTAAATCAACATAAGTTTCTGATCCTGAATATTCAGCAAAAGAAAGATTTGGATACAAGGCTTCTCCTACTACATTGTAAGTACTTCTTGATGTGTCTCTTATGTTCCAATCACCAGCAGAGTCAGTTCTCTTAAACATTACAAACTTAGGTCTAAACCCAGTAAAGATAAAAGTTCCATCACTAGAACCATTACCTGTGTATGAGCCAAATGCAGAGTATCCAGCGACTTGTGCAAAGCAGTAAGCTACAAATGTTTCACCGCTTTGATTGATGGTGTTTGAGCTTCCTAGAGTAAAAACTGTGCTAGATGGTGTTGTGCTGTTCCACCAAGGCTCATTGGCTGTTGCATCTGTGCCATTCAATCTTAGACTTGCATTTGCACCTAAAGAAATATGTTGAACAGCCCAATCTGCTACACCGCTTCTTTTCTTAACAATAACCATGCTAGGTGTTACACCCAAACCATGACCGACAGTTGCACCGCCTGTTCCATTACCTGTAAAGGTTGCAATACTAAATCCAGCACTTGTATTAGCACTTACTGTAGATGTAATAGAACCTGCTGTGTTAGATGAGCCTGCTCCGTTGGCTTTCCAGTTCCATGCCACATAAGTTGAATTATTCCGATTTACACCAGCATCAGAACCAACAGTAAAACCATCAGAATCAGATGAAGTAACAGTATTAGATTCAGTTGATGCTGCATCTGTAAGATTAGAAAACAATCTATTTGGATATGTTCTAATAATATCTACTAAATAATTATAATCTGCATCACTTCTACCTTTAATCCAAGTAAAATCAGGTTGGAAACCAACTCCTGTTACAGCACGACCAACAGAACCATTACCAGTATATGTAACTACATTAAAGTAATCATTCGCCTGTGTAGATGCAGTAGCACCAATAGTAGGAGTAGGTAAGTTAAATGTGTTTAGTGCTACAAAGCCTGTTGGTGGAGTGTAGGCGAATGGGCGTTGTCCAAAGTTTACTGCCACATTAACTGCATCAGAGCCACCACCTGAACCCAATACTGGACAATATGTAAAACTAGTGCTTGTAGTAACTGTTGGAGTAGTTCCTGAAGCTGGGTCGCCACCGCCAAACCAAGTGCCACCATTTTTGTTAAACCATAACTTATTGGTTGCAGAATCATAAGCTATACCAACAACATCATTTGTTGTAACTGTTGATAAACCGCTAGATAGTTGAGAACCATTGTTATAAATACTGCCATTTGTTAAATAAATGTAGCCATTTTTACCTGCATCTCCGGGTGCTACATTGGTTGTGTTTGTTTTACTAAAATCCGCAATTCCAATTTGTTGGGTTGTTGAATTTGTTAATGTAACTTCCCAATAATACTTATTTGTTTGTAACGCAAAAGTAGAATAAATAATTGTATTAGTTCCACTAGTTGCATTTAAATTTCCGCCTGACAAAGTTCCACCATTAGCAAGCGGATTCATTACCGCATAATTAGCCGTAGTAGCACTTGTCAGCGTAGGCACATCTGTCATGCTGTCATAAGTAGTGCCAGCAGTTAGGCTAATGTTGTTTACTGTCCAAGTATTACTATTGCCTGAGAAGTCGTTACCTAGTGTGCTAGTGCTGGTAGTGTTAGTAAATGGTAAATAGAATCCATTAGTGCCGTAATTTCCTGAGTATTTCTTAGGAATCCATACACCTGTGGTTGTGGATGTTTCACCGAATGAGGATGGGGTTAGGGCTTGACCATCAATAAAGTTTACTTCTGCCATGTAGCCATCAAAGTATTCGCCAGCGGTTGAAGCACCAATTTGTTGAACAACAGTATTATTTATTGGATTGTCAAAATTTAATGACGGATAAGTAGCAGTTGAGAATGCTGTTACTTGAGTACCATTTACATATATCTTCACTCTGTTAGATGATGTTGCTTGAGTGGTATCTACAGCTACAACAATGTGATACCAAGCGGATGGGTCACGGAATACTTGAGTTGTTCTTAATTGCCATTGGTTGCCAGAGCCGTATATATCGCAAAATACATAAAGCGTATCAGCCGTTCCATCATCAAATGCTATGGCTGAGATAAGGTTGCCTCCAGACCAAGTACCAGCAGAAATCATATTTCTTCTTGAAGCACCTAAACTTCCACGCTTAACCCAGCCACTCCATGTGTATGTTCTGCGATTACCAGCACTAGCTGGAGTTCTGTTTAAATAAGCAGAAGCACTAGACCGAAAGCGTAGGGAGTTGGTTAGGAAGTAACCACCTTGACCAGATGCACCAGCAAGGATATTAGAACCGATAACTGACATTATTAGCCTTAACTATAGTTAGCTGTAAATACACAATGGATAGAGCCTGTAGTACGAACTACATAGTCTATTCTATCAACTGCGTTAGCTGCTGTCGATAGTGTAGGTGCTGTGCCACCGATAAAGTCGTACTGGTTACCATAAGCTAATGTTCGGCTTCCTGTAGCATCTTGTACGATAAAGATTGAACCAGACTGACCAGCAGTTAGGTTGCTAGGATTAGCTAGTGTGCGATTGCCACCAAGCGTAAGTGTAAAGTTGTTGGAATCAGCCATGTCAGGAGTAACAGTAGCACCATCGGTTAGGGTGGTTATTTCGCCACGCTGACCTTTTGTAAAGGTTTGTGCTGTGTCGATTCCTGCGTAGTCTGTGCCTGCTGTAGCTGTGGTTAGAGCAGATGTGCCAGAACCTTTGATAATGCCTGTTAATGTAGATGCACCTGTACCACCATCTGCTACTGCTAGATCGGTAATACCTGTGATAGAGCCACCAGTAACAACAATAGAGCTAAAGGTAACACCAGTAATCGTTCCACCTGTGATCTTAGGTGCAGTCATGGTATATGTGCCATCACGAATACCATCTCCGCAGTCTCTGATCTGCGCCATCATATCTCGCATGGTATCGTTTACCGCAGAAGGTAACATTCCCTCTGGTGCGCCATCTGGAGGTGCAGAATTGTTATTAGCAGGGGTTAGTGAGTATTTTGTATATGCCATGATTTTCCTTAATTACTCTGTTATTCCAAATGCAGCACCATAACCAAGGTTAAGTGCTTTCCGTTGCAATTCTTTACTAATTGGTTCTATGTTTGTTGTAGATGCCTTAGACATCAATCGTGCTGCTAATTTAGGGTCTAGCATAGAATCAACAAGCAACTCTCTTATTTGGTCATCTGTACCATTGTAAAGCCAATTAAATGGTGATACCACCTTGTTTATTGCTGCCGGTACTTCTCCAAACATTTGTTTGCCAATGATTCCACCGATAACATTGGCTGTAGAAAGATTCTTAAATGTATCTGATCCTGGCACTCTGCCTGATTTGTTTAGAACACCAGAATCTAAGTCTCTACCAACTCGTTCTAGGATCTTTACTTGCATCTGAGACATATCTGTTTCTTTTGCTGCTGCTCGGATAGCATTAACAAATTTAGGTTGAGAAATCATAAACT